CTGCAATTACTGGCTGATTGGTCACGCATATCAGGCGAAGTTTCCGTTTCTCTTAATACAGACTTCGCCCCGCAACAGATGGACGCGCAGATGTTCCAGCAATTAACCCAAGCCTATCTCTCCGGTGCTATCAGCTATAGCGAGTATTTCGCCAACCTGAAGGATGGTGAAGTCATCCGCGCCGAGACGACCGAGGAAGAAGAACTGGAACGCTTGCAGAACGCAGAGCCAGCATTAAGTGAGTTCTAATGGCAACCGCCAACGAGAAGCTATTAGACGCTTCCACGCTACACGCTGTCCGCATCGAGAGGTATAAGAACGGCATAGTCCGGCGCATGATCGCGCAGCTCAATCGCGTAGATGCTGATTTAGTCGATCAATTGCAGCGCCAGCTGGAAAAACTCCCTGCTTCTGCCGTATCGGTGGAGCGCATCGACAAGATGCTGGCATCCGTTAGAGATTTGAACGCCGAAGCCTATGCCACTATCAGCAAGGCGCTGGATGGTGAGTTAAAAGAGCTTGTCCGTTACGAGGCAGGCTATCAGCAAGACCTGTTCAAGCGTGTATTGCCGGTGGATATAGACTTCGAGAGCGTATCCGCCAATCAGGTCTATGCTGCCGCCATGAGCCGCCCATTTCAGGGTAGATTGCTCAAGGAATGGATGGCAGGGCTGGAAGCTGAACGCGCTCTCAAGATACGCGATGCTGTACGCATTGGCGTGATAGAAGGTCAGACCATCCAGCAAATCACGCAGCGCATACGAGGCACACGCGCACTCAATTACGCCGATGGCCTGCTGGACATATCCAGACGCAACGCCGAGGCGGTAGTTAGAACGGCGGTATCGCATACCGCGAACTTCGCCCGCGAGCGCGTCATGAAAGAAAACGAGGATTTGCTCAAAGGTGAGCAGTTCGTCGCTACCCTGGACGGCAGGACAACGCCAGAGTGCATCAAGAATGACGGCAATATCTACCCTGTAGGCGAAGGCCCGATACCGCCGCTGCACTTCGGCTGCCGGTCTGTCCGTGTCGCCGTGCTTAAATCATGGCGTGAGTTAGGGTTCTACATTGACGAATTGCCGGAAAGCACCAGATCGTCGCTTAACGGACAAGTGCCGGAATCGACCACCTACAATGAATGGCTGAGAACGCAGCCTAAAGAGATTCAAGAAGAAGTCCTCGGCAAGACCCGCGCAGAGCTGTATCGAAATAACGATTTATCGGTAACGAGCTATATCAACAACAAGGGCGAATACTACACGCTGGACGAACTCCGACAGCGCGATGCAAGCCTGTTTGAATAGGCATATAATGGGCTGGTGCTGAAACTCGTCACCAAAACAGACAAGCCAAAAAAGCCGGTCTATTGCCCGCGCTGTAATAGCTCTGTCTGGATATATGCCAACATGGGCCGCGCTGATTATGCAAAGCCTGTGCGCGTAAAAGTATGCCTGCATTGCCTCGCAAAAGGCGAGGTCGTCAAGATTTAACCCATATTCAAGAATTAAGAATCAAGCCCGCCACTGTGCGGGCTTTTTTATTGCCGATTGTGTCGGCGCGGTAGTCGGTGACGTTCACCACAAGCTGTTGATGCTGTGCATCAGGATTTAGGGCAGTGCCCAAGGAGCCATCATGAAAGTCGAAGATTTAACGCAAGACAAGCTGGATGAATTACTCGCTTCCATCGAAGCCATGCAGGAAAGCCAGAAGGGATTGAAGGCAGACTTAGCCAAAGCGAAAGCCAAGGCCAAGGGCGCTGAAATCGACCCTGAAGAACACGCCGCATTGCAGACGAAGGTCGAGGAACTTTCCAACGAGCTGAGCAAGGCAACAGGAAACAGCAAGAAAGAGATAGACAAGCTCACCGCGCAGTTGCAGGAAAAAGACGGCGCATTGAACACCTATCTGATCGAGGCTGGCTTGACTGATGCTCTGGCGAAGGCTGGCGTTAAACCGGAGTTCATGGACGCATCCAAGGCGCTGCTCAAAGCGCAAGCCGTTATCAAGGCCGAAAACGGGCAATATCAAGCCCTCATCGGTGAGAAGCCACTTGCAGACGCTATCAAGGAATGGGCGGTCAGCGAGACTGGAAAGCACTTTGTGGCTGCTCCCGCCAACTCAGGCGGCGGCTCTCAAGGTGGCGGCGGCAATGGCGGCAATCAAAACAAGGGCAAAATTGACGGCACAACAGCAGAACGCGCCGCCTATTTCGCTACCAAATTCCCCGAATTACAAAAGGAGTAAGAAAAAATGGCTTTATCCGACATGAAGGTTTTTAACCAGTACCTGAAAGAAGCGACCATTGAAACCGTCGCTCAGATGGTAGACAAATTCAATGCTGCCTCTGGCGGCGCAATCCTGCTCACCGTCGATGGCTTTGACGGCGATTTCCTGATGCAATCTGCATTCGCAAGTCTGCATGCTGCACAGCGCCGCGTAGACCGTTACGCTACCAACACCAGCGCATCGGCTACCAATCTGGCCGAACTGCAAAACAACACCGTCAAGGTTGCCGGTGGCTTCGGCCCGATTGCATGGGAGCCTGCACAGCTCACCTGGATTCGCACCAATCCTCAAGCTGCTTTGGCTTCCATTTCGCAGAACCTGTCCGAAGCGATGGTCAAGGATATGCTGAATGCCGGTATCGCATCCGCTGTCGCTGCTATCGAGAACGTGGGCGCTACTGTGGTCAATGACATTGGCACAAGCCGAGACATTACCTATGGTGACATCAACAACGCTCATGCGAAGTTCGGTGATTCCAGCCAACTGCTGGTCGCTGACGTAATGGATGGCTTGATGTATCACAAGCTCATCGGTCAAAATCTGACCAACGGCACCCAGTTGTTCCAAGCTGGCAATGTCACTGTCGTGGATATTCTCGGCAAGCGCGTCGTCGTGACCCTCCTGCTCTGCGCGAAACACCAGCAACATCGACCAACGATGTGAAGGTGCTGTCTCTCGTGGCAGGCGGTGTCGTCGTTCACAATGCTGGCGATATGGAAACCAACATCGAAACCTCCAACGGTTCCCAACGCATCAAGTCTACGTTCCAAGTTGACTACAGCTTCGGCCTCGGTCTCAAGGGCTACAGCTTCAGCTCCTCGGTCAAGTCTCCGACTGACGCTGAACTGGCAACCGGCTCCCACTGGACTAAGACCGCAACCAGCATCAAGCACACCGCTGGCGTAGTCACTCTGGGCGAAACCAAGTAACAGGTGGCGGGGTTAGGTGTCTGGTGGTCGAAAGCGCCGCAAAACGGTAATTTCGGAGACATTCTAACTCCGCTCATCCTTAACCATTACGGCATTACTCATTCGTGGGTAAATGTCCACCAAGCCGATGCCATCAGTACCGGCTCGATTATTAAGTTTGCCAAAAAAGGCATGACTGTCTTAGGCTCTGGCGCAATGCGTCAAAGCGACAAATTGGAACCGAGAGCCACTTATTTATGGGTAAGAGGCCCATTGACGCGGGAGATTGTCCTGCGCGATGGCGGGGAATGTCCGGAACTATACGGCGACCCTGCAATGCTCTTGCCCCGCATTTTCAAAAAGACTGGAAAGCCTCGACACAAGGTCGGCTACTTCCTGCATTACGTTGATCTGGACATGGCGGACAGATTCCCTTTCGTCATTAATCCGCTTGACCCTATCGAGAAAGTGCTTGCCGATATATGGCAATGCGAGCGCATTGTATCCAGCTCCCTGCACGGCATCATTGCCGCCCATGCTTACGGCATCCCTGCCGCATGGGTGAAGTTGAGCGACAAGCTAAGTGGAGACGATACGAAGTTCCATGACCATGCGATGGCGGTAGGGCTGGCGCAGATGCCGCTATCTACTGTTGACCAGCCGGAGTTTACAAGTGCTACCTACAATAATCAGCTTCTACACTCCGAACTGGCTTTATTCGCAACACCCCGAAAGGCTACGGAATGAGTGCAAGACACTCGGCCTAGACTTTTATATCGAAGAACGACCGGACGCCGGAGACTATCTGGCGAACTGCCGACAAAAACCCTTCTTTATTCTTGAATGCTTGAAAAAGCTTAACAAGCCAGTATTGTGGATTGACGTTGACGGCTCGATCTATCAGAAACCGGAGCTATTGAACGACACGCCCTACGAATTCGCGGCAAAGCGCAAGAAAGCGCACTGTGCGCGTGTATGGCATGTTTGCACGATGTATTTCACGCCTAAAGCCATCCCGTTTGTCGAGGCATGGTGCAGCAACACAGGCGATTGGTCGGATGAACTGGCACTCGATGAAATCTGGAAGGCAGGCGTTACCTTGCCAGCCTTGGAACTGCCAGAGAATTATCACCACATCATCGGGGATGGCAAGATTCCAGACGACTTGGTGATAGCGCACCGGCTTAGTGATTCAGAGCAGAAACGTCACTTTTACAAGCACAACAAACGTGCGACCAGATGATTACCAATATTTGTGTTTTGCGCTCTGGAGGCGATTTTAGGCCGGAGCATGTGCAACGCCTCGCCAAGCAGGTTCCAGACCTTGTATGCCTCGCAGATTGCGAAATAGAGGGCGTTAAAACCATCCCTCTCGTGTATGACTGGCCCTCATGGTGGGCGAAGATGGAGATTTTCAGGCCGGACATTAAGGGCGACCTTTTTTATCTCGATCTGGATACCACCGTCATTAAGATGCCGCCCATGCCTGATTCTGATTGTGTTTTACGAGACTTCAGCGATAACAACCTTATCGGCTCCGGTCTGATGTATCTGACCGAGCAGAAAAGAAACCATATCTGGAAGGTATGGACGCAAGACCCTGATTATCACATGCAGGGCAATAAGCGCTGGCCTAGTTGGGGCGATCAAGGATTCCTATTCCCTTACCTGAGAAACGCGCTCAGATGGCAGGCGTTTGCAAAGGTCTACAGCTATAAACTGGATTGTAAGAATGGCATACCGGATGACGCAGAGGTTATTTGCTATCACGGAAAACCGCGCCCGTGGGATGTGTAAATGGAGTTCCCGCCAGTCAAGCCGTTAGGTGATTTAATCATGCGGCACAAGGGCCAGCGAATCTGTGTAATGGGCGGCTCCAAGTCGCTGGACGCAGACCTTGAGCGCATCGAAGCGGACGTTTGGATAAGCGTCAATAATCACGGGGCCATGCGTCGAGAAGTCAATTATATCGTTTGCATGGACAACATCCACACCGGCAATAAACGGGAGATGCGCCACTTCTTGCGCGAGTTCTCGGATGCGCCGGTTATCAGCCCGTGGCACTGGGGCGATTATCAAGTCTTGAGTTGGCCTGGTTATCCGAAGCTATACAACAGCGGGATTATCGCTTCATGGATTGCTTACCTAATGGGCGGGCATCCGGTGATATTCGCAGGGTTCGATTGCTATAAAGCCGATGGACGCATTATCAGAATGCACCGCGACTACCTCGACCACATCAAGGCCGAATGTAGAGTGGCATCCGGCCCGCTATTGAGTTTTTACCAGCAATACGACCCTGACGAAAAGTTCAAGCGTTACAAAGTGCCGGAGATATTCGGAGAGGCCACGAAAGGCTTTATCAAGGTGCGTGTCGTCGCTCCATTTGAATATCGCGGCTATCAATGGCCTATCGGCTCAGTGTTGACGGTTTCGGCGTATGAAGTGAAATTGCAGCTCAAGCATAAATCATTGGAGAGAATAGATGGCTAGACCGAGAAAACAGCCGGTTGCTCAAACCCAACCTCAAATCCAACCAGAACCGAATGGCGTCAAGATGCGCGTCATCCATCCTGTACTAGGCATGAAGGTTGGTCATGAGTTTTACGGCAATCTCTACGAATACAGATTCCAGATCAAGCATAAATCTATCGAGGCTGTAAATGGCTGAGCTGGAAGGCCAAAAGGCAGAAGTCACTTTCACGGTGACCATCAAGCGTAAAGACACCGGCATCGAGGAAGTTTACCCGATGGTCGGATACGTCACCATCCCAGAACCTGAACCTGAGACGAAAGAGGAATAAATCATGGCAGTCACCCATAGCACCGCCGCTCGTAATGCGGCAACCGATGCAGTAACCGCTCTAATC